CTTAGGGGGCAGGGGGTGATTGGTTTGGTTAAGTCTCATTGGGGGAAGCATTATCGGTCGTTTAAGCGCGGCGCGAAGAATGTTCGGAATACTGCGACTGAGATTCGAGATTTTGTTGGCGGGCTTGATTTTAGCCCTTTGCCGGATACTTTGTCTGAGGAACAGGGTAAGGTTAAGGTCAAGTCGGCTAAGGCGAGCGCGAGTGAACAGCGGCGTTCTGACCTGGATAGGGCACGCGACTTGCTTCAGGGAGAACGTGATCGCGCTATTCGCAAGATGTATAAGATGGCGACTAGCGATGACGGGGCGGATATTCGCGGTACGAAGTATGACCCTTTGGGTAAGTCTGCTATTGGGAAGGTGACATTGAAGAATGCTGCGAGGGAACTTGAGCGCCTTAGTGAGTTTAATAATTCTGATAGCGTGTGGTATTATTCTGACCGCAAAGGTAATCCCATTTCTGCTAAAGACGTTCGTCGTTATCGCGATGCTGTGCGTCGCTATAATGAGGATATTGACGCTTATGAACGCAGTGTAGCGGGAACTAAATTGCCCTACATGGGCGACGTTACCGTGGGCGATTGGATTAGAGATTTTAGACCATCTAGATCTTATTTGCCTGGCGGTTCACATTATGCGCTTGAGAGAATGAATCCTAATAAGCGTACCGTGAATTTTGAGTCTGCCGAAGCAATGCGTGAGAAAACGAACGTTGTTTTGGACAGCCTTAGCAAGGCGGCAAAGCAAGAGAAATTGACAGCCGCTAAACAACAGATTGCTGCAATGCTTGACGTTATTGGTGACCCGGAACTATTCGATATTCTCACCGACATTCCCGATGACGTATTATGGCTGATGTGGACAGTTAACGGCGACTTTGCTAATCAATTGTCTCTCATGTATGAGGCAGCGAAAGAAGGATATTTTGACAGAAAACGGGCTGGTTATGATCTTTGGTACGATGACGTAGAAGAAGCCGATTCTAGCATTAAATCTTTGCTTAAAGAGATAAAGCAAGTTAAGATTAAACCGGAGGATGATTTTAGTGGTTCGCCAATTAACAAGCGCAAGTCCCGTAAGGGGCGGCGTTAGGCGTAGCCACAAGAAGGTTCCTTCGTTTTGCGCCGATTTTGAGACGACTACGGTTGAGGATGATTGTCGGGTGTGGTCTTGGGGGATTATTCAGGTTGGAAAACTTCAGAATTATGTGGACGGAACTACGCTTGACGGTTTTATGTCCCACATTGCCGAACGAGCCTCACACATTTATTTTCATAACCTAGCATTCGATGGCACATTTATTCTAGATTGGTTGCTAAAGCATGACTATAAATGGGTGAAAGAAAATCCGGGCGTCAAGGAATTTACTTCTTTGATTTCAAGGATGGGTAAGTATTATTCGATCACAGTTGTTTTTGAGACGGGCTATAGGGTTGAATTCAGAGATTCATTCAAGAAATTGCCAATGTCGGTCAGCGCGATCGCTAAAGCGTTTAATTTGCATGACCAGAAACTTGAGATTGATTATGAAAAGTTTAGGCCAATAGGCTACATCCCCACAGAACAAGAAAAGCGGTATCAGCGAAATGACGTAGCGATTGTTGCTCAAGCGCTCGAAGTTCAGTTTGAAGAGAAGATGACTAAACTAACGGCGGGTAGCGACTCACTTGCAACATATAAGAAGATGACTGGGAAACTGTTTATTCGGCGATTCCCAATTCTTTCACCTGAAATTGACACTGAGATACGGAAAGCATATCGCGGGGGATTTACTTATGCCGACCCTAGATACTCAAAGAAATTGAATGGCGCAGGGAGCGTGTATGATGTTAATTCGCTTTATCCCTCGGTAATGCGAACAGCACTACTCCCTTATGGTGATCCGACCTACTCAGACGGCGCGCCAAGAACCAACCGCCCTCTCTACATTGCTTCAATTACGTTTACAGCAAAATTAAAGCCTAATCACATTCCTTGCATTCAGATTAAAAAGAATCTTTCATTTAACCCAACACAATACCTAGAAGAAGTAAAAGAACCCACAACAGTGGTGGCAACAAACATTGATATTGAGTTGTGGAAAAAGCATTACGATTTTAAAATCTATTCATGGAACGGAACGTTTGAATTTCGCGGATCACACGGATTTTTCGATAATTATGTTGACCATTTTATGGAAATTAAAAAGAATAGTACTGGCGGGCTAAGACAAATTGCTAAACTACATCTAAACAGTTTATATGGAAAGTTCGCAACTAATCCCGACATTACCGGAAAACACCCCACCTTGAAAGATAATCGTGTATCACTGGTAATGAATGAACCTGAAATGAGGGACCCCGTTTATACGCCAATGGGTGTGTTTATTACTGCGTACGCACGGAAGAAAACGATTAGTGCAGCACAAGATAATTATGACACATTCGCATACGCTGATACCGACTCTCTACATCTCATTGGCCCTACCACTCCCCCGGAATCGCTATGGGTCGATCCGGTAGAACTGGGAGCCTGGAAGCATGAGAGTTGTTTCACGAAGTCGGTTTATATTCGAGCAAAGCAATACGCAGAGGAGATTGATGGTAAACTTGATGTACACATCGCGGGGATGCCCCGCAACGTCGCAGCAACGTTGACTTTGGATGATATGTTGCATGGTGGCACTTGGAATGGTAAACTGATTCCTGTAAGGGTTCCTGGGGGAACGGTTCTCCGGGATACAACATTCACATTGAAGATTGATTAAGGTTGGTAATCATGGCACGTCCTGTTTCTAGTCACAGCACTGTTAAGTTCCGTCTCCCTAAGTCCGTTCAGGCGGACCTGACTGAGGCTCACTGGCTTCTGCGCAAGGATGAGTCGGATATTGTCACTGAGGCCGTTATCGAGTATCTGGCGAAGAATGCTCCCAAGTCCGGCAAGTAATTTCCGACTAATTGCTGGGAAGCAACCTAATGAACTGGGCCCGGCTTAGTTGGGTAGCAGCCCTCGGGATTGCTTTCGGATGATTGGGTATTTATGGTAGGCTAGGAACGTAGGTTCCTAGCCTACCGTTTTAGGAGGATGTTATGGCACTATCTGATGTCGAAAAGAATGCACTTAAGGGGTTGAACCCGGACGGCTCCCCCATGAACGAGGAGCAGCGAAAGGCCAATAAGGCCAAGGTTGACGCCAAGAACGCTGAGTCGATCAAGCAGGACAAGGCCGAGCACGGCGGACGTTCGCTTACTGAGCGGCGTACTGAGGGCGACCCTCAACAGTCCATGGATGACGCCCAGGCGCGAAACAGGGCGGCCAAGGACCTCACGCCGCAGCAGCGCGAGGAATCCGGCATGACCGGCAACGACGTCTTTGATCCAGGCGACAGCGACGGGGACAAGAAGGCAGTTTCCCCCGACGACGGGAACATGCTTGAGGGGGCCCCTAAGGACCCTGCCGACGTCGACCATTTCAAGGATACTAAGGCGGCTTGGAAGCATCTCACGGATGTGTTCGGCGAGAAGGTTTCAGCGTTACAGGCGGAACTCGAGAATCGTCTCGGCGACCAATTGACCCCCACCGAGCGCGAGACGGGTAACCCGTTTGCTGGGGATGATGTTCCGGCCTCCAAGGAAATGACCTTGGATGATGTGAAGCAGGCGGCCGAGAGTACGAAGGATGATGCTAAGGCTGTGCTCAAGGGCGTTGGTGACGTCGGTGGCGCTGCCGTCGAACTGGGCGGCACGGCCGCTAAGGACGCCGGGAATGCTATAGTTGACGGTATGGGGATTGACAGGAAAGCCGCGGCGAGTACTGGAAAGACTCTCGCAGGACTTTCGGGATTGTTTTCTAGTAGCGATTCCGGGAATGACAAGGTTCCCGATTCCAATTGGAAACCTAAGTCGATTAGCGAACTATTTAAGGGGAATTGATTATGCCGCAGTTGCGTGACGACACTTCAAATATTGATATTCTTAACGCTATTCGCAGCGATGCGCGTTATGATTATCAGAACATGGTTCCTGAGGCCACCAAGGCCAATATCCAGGAAACCATTGCGGGAATCATGTCCGACAATATTACTCGGAATGAATTCATGTCATCGCTGGTTAACCGTATCGGCTCTACGATTGTCCGTGACATTTCGTGGAAGAATCCGCTTGCGGTATTCAAGCAGGGCATGATGAATTTTGGTGACACCATTGAGGAAGTTCACCTTGACTTCATTAAGCCCACCATTTATGAGGAGCAGCGCGACTACCTCGAGCGTGACGTGTTCGGCCAGGCCCCGCCGCCGTCCAAGAGCGCGTTCCACACGATTAACCGCAAGGAGAAGTTCAAGATCACGGTTAACCGCGACGTGCTTCGTCGGGCTTTCCTTTCGGATAACGGTCTCTCTGAGATGATTTCTCAGATTATGGCCGTGGCCGCTTCGTCTGACCAGTGGTCTGAGTTCCTTAGTATGACTAAGTTGTTTAAGACCTTTGATGATAAGTTCGGATTCTATCGGATGCAGATTTCCGATATGAATTCGTTCGAGCCGGATAAGGCTAAGGTTGACGCTGCACTTAAGGCGCTCAGGGTTGCTGCGAATAAGATGCAGTACCCGACACCTGCATTTAACAGTGCCGCTGTGCACTCGTTTGCACGCCCTGAGGACCTGGTGCTTATTGCGACTCCCGAGTTTAAGGCGAACGTCGACGTGACGTCTCTGTCTGCCGCGTTTAACCGGAGCGACGCCGAGGCACCGTCTCACATCATCACGGTCCCTGGCGAGGCGCTAGGGATGGCTGATACGTCGGCTATTCTGACCAGTAAGCAGTTCTTCGTGATTAAGGATATTCTCCTTGAGAACCGGAGTATCTCTAACCCTGAGGGTCTGTATGATAATTTCTGGCTGCATCACTGGTCGGTCATGAGTGCTTCGCCGTTTACCCCGGCTATTGCGTTTGGCACTAAGCCGAATACGGTTGTGGTGACGCCTAAGGCTGAGACTAATGCTGGGATTACCACGCTACTTGTGAGTAAGCCGGATGGTACTCAGTCGACGATTATGCCTCCTGGGGCGGTTCGTCAGACGTCTATTCAGTGGAAGACGGCGCCTGCTAATAAGGGTTATGCCACTGACTGGTATCTCAAGAATGCTAAGTCTAAGGGCACCAAGATTTCCAACGATGGTGTTCTTACTATCGGGCCCGATGAGCCCGAGGCGTTCCTTACTCTCGGCGTGAATGTTGACACTAAGGGTGAGGATGGCAATAAGCCGCTTAACAAGGAGATTAGTATTCAGGTTAAGAAGTAGTACTTGAATCAATACAGAACCGGGCATCCAATGGGTGTCCGGTTCTGCTATGCTTGGACTTGAAGGAGGACGATATGTCAGAGATTTATGCTATGCCACCTGAGACTCATGCAGGTTTGTCGTTTGATTATTCTGTGTGGTCTGCTGGTAGCGTTATTACCCTGGTTAATGTTCCTTTTGATAACACGTACAGGGACATTGTTGACTGGAAATCGTATGGCCACACACCTTACGCCTATGTCAAGTCGTTTAACAACCTGCATAAGGTTGAGATTAATCAGATGACTTATCTTGCGCAGGGTAAGCCGATTCGTATTCCTACACCTTTCACTAAGGCGAATCAGTACAATTATGTGATGGTTGAGAATCCGGGACGCCCGGTTAATAACATTGGTTTTGAGGGTTACACGCCTAGTGTGTTTTTCTATTTCATCACTAGTATTGACTATATTGCACCGAACACCACGCAGTTGACACTTCAACTTGATGTTTGGACAACCTATTACCAGCGCATTAACTTTGGGCGCAGTTATCTCGAGCGTGGGCACATGGGAATTGCTGCAACCGATTCTTTTGACAACTATGGAAAGAACTGGTTGACCCAGCCTGAGGGCCTGGATATGGGCTCCGAACACCAAATTATCCGAACTTACCGGCGCATGCTTGCAGACATCACAAATAATGACTATAGCGTCATTGTTACGTCGACTGTTAACCTTGACGTCGAAAATGGATATGGTGATGCAAATAATCCCCGCGTTTCAATGGCTGACCCTAGCAACGCTGAGGGGTTACCCAATGGAGTCGAAATATATGTTTGTACATATAAAGATTTCCGCCAAGGAATGTTGGGTTTAAAAAATTATCCCTGGATCGCACAAGGGATTGGGTCAATCACTATTGTCCCCAAAGATATTGTTGATTTTGGTGGAACTAAAGTTGACGTCGGGAAAGACAGCGGCACAGGTAAGTGGACGTGGCTAACCAATCATAGTGTATATATTAACCGAAACTATTCACTTACTGACGCCAGTTTTAGGAACGAATTTCTTTCACTACTTCCCAAGGAATATCAGGAACTTAAGAAATTTGTGACGTCACCATATTGCATTGTTGAGTTAACAACGTACTCTGGCAACCCTGTTGAATTTAGACCCGAATCCATTCGTACGGCGGGAATTAATATTAATCAGTATGCACATGTTGCCCCGCCCAATCCTTCATTATTCTTGACCATTCGAGACTACAACACAATCACAGAATCTGTGATTGTTGAGCGTCGCGCTGGCAAGGTGACTAACGAGTATGGTGAAGGCTGGGATATGTGTACCGGATATACCTCACTTCCAACATTCTCGGCAGTTAACAATTCCGCACTAAATGCGCTTGCTTCATCAGCACATACTGCGGCCGCTCAGGTGAATAACGCGAAGTGGCAGCAGCAGCGCGCTCAGCGTGCTGCGACGGCGGCGCGTGATGTTGCTAATGCGGGTATTGCTGCGACTCAGGCTGGGGCTGAGAATTCTATGTGGGGTAATTCTGCTATGGCGGATTCTCAGTCGCGTTACAATAACATGAGGGCAACCGTACAGGCTACGCAAGGCGCCATGACAGCGCTCGGCGGCGTCATGGGGCTGAATGGTTCGGCGGCCGGTGCTGGTATTGGTCAGGCGGCTACGGCTAGTGTTTCTGCGATGATTAATAATTCTCAGGCTCAGTCGACGGCGAATATTCAGAATCAGTTGGCTAGTGGTGCTTCGCAGATTTCTCAGCAGCAGCAAAGGACTGTGCGGGATACTAACTATGAACTGGCGCAGTTTGCGGCTAATGGGGATTATGAGGCGGCCATCGCATCGATTAACGGCCAGCGCCAGGACATGCAGGTTATTCCTCCGTCTGTTGTCGGACAGACGTCAGGGTATGTGTCTGCCATGGTCTCGAATGGTCTGGTGATTGATGCTAGAATTAGAAGTGTCTCGCCGGCCGCTATGCGTAGTATTGGCGATTTCTGGCTTAGGTATGGGTATTTGATGAATACTTGGATTAAGTTCCCGAAGACACTTAGCCTTATGACCGAGTTTACATACTGGAAGATGGCCGAGTGCTATTTGGTTGACACAACTATCCCTGAGGGATTCAAGGCTAGTGTGCGAGGAATTTTCGAAAAGGGCGTTACCGTCTGGCGTTCCCCTCAGAGAATTGGTAACACCAATGTTCGCAACAATCGAATCGACAAGACAGTTAGGGTGACCCTTAGTGAGTAAAAAGGATTATGTGCTTAACGGTATCTACAAGAAAATCATGGCGTCTCCCCCGTCTTCGTCCGAAGCGCGGCAGATGCAGTTGGAGCACATGTACCGGCGTCAGTTAATGGGCAAGTGTCTTTCTCGGTTTACTTGGGAGGGACTGCCTAACGGGATTGACCCACGTTTTATTGAAGCAACTATCTTCAATAATGGGTACTCCGTGTTTTATTTCGATAGTTTCTTTGAATTGTTTATGGCAATGCCTGCAACAATTTCGGGACCGTTGGACATTCAGGACAATCCAACTGGATATCGCGTAACCCGAAACGGTGTTTATTCTCGCGAGGTGAGTGCTTCAGATTCGGTGTGTATCTGGGGCAATCAGGTCCGAGAGCCGGAAATCGACGTTGTGCTTTCGTATGCTGCACGGCTTGCTCAGATTGACAGAACAATCGAAATTGATCTGCTGAATGAGCGCAACCCGATGATTGTTGCATGTTCGCAGGACCAGCGTCTCACTATCCAGAATCTTATTTCCAAGATTTACGATGGCGAACCTGTCGTGTGGGGTACTGAGAACATGAGCATGGATAATCTCGCCAACACGATTGGTGTGTTCCCGCTTAATCAGAATGCTGGTGCTGGTGCAGTTTCCTCGATCAAGCACATGGAGTCTAAGTCCAAGATTTGGGGCGAAGCACTCACAATGCTCGGGATTATGAACGTGAATTCCGAGAAGCGTGAGCGCATGGTGGTTGAGGAAGCCGCCGCTAATTCTGGGCAGGTGCTTGCGTCTCGTGAGTCTTTTATGAAGCCGCGCGAGTTGGCTTGTGAACAGATTAATGAGAAATTTGGTCTTAACGTGTCATGCTATTGGGCTGTAGACGATAATGCGGCACCGAACCTTAATGATTATCTTGCTAGTTCTAATTTGACAACCTATGGGGGTGACGATGTCAGTAACAACGATAATGCTTCGTGACGTTGTTAAGTTAACCAATGACCATATTGGACTTGATGACTATCCGATTTTCGATGAAGCGTATCGAAAGACTCTGAATGATCGAATTAAGAAGACATATTGGCTTCAAGAGATCGCGCACGAGACAATTGATATCTTTATCTGGCGGCTAAGCCTTAAGATGGAACTGATTATGCCCCGGTATAATCGAATGTATCTGGCCGAACTGCAAAACACAGACCCGCTCGAGGGCAACCGTCATTACAGCGAAACCAGTCAGGACGGCAAGTCCCAGAACTCCGGGATCAACCACCAGACGGGCAGCGGCAGTGGCACCAACAAGTCCAAAGGGCGCACCGTGGGCTCAGACACGCCTCAGACGCGGCTTGCGGGCGATGGGGACTATGCTACGAGTATCAGCGACGCGAGCACGTCAGGTGACACCACGTCTCGTAATGAGTCGGATAGCACGTCGTCTTCAAGTAGCAACTACGTCAATAATCAGCACTCGAATTCGTGGGGGTATTCGGGCTCCAAGGCTCGTGCGATTGCGGATTACCGGGGCACGTTGCTTAATGTTGATGATCTAGTAATCGCGGAACTCAGCGAACTATTCCTAGGACTATGGGACACAGATATGCCCCATACTCCTGGCGGACTAATTAATGGATACTCATTCGGACTAGGACTTGGAGGATATTATGGCTACTGGTGATGACATTATTGGGTCAATTGATCAAGCGTTGTGGCGCGTTCAGTCGCGTTCAGTAAACAACATTACCCCGTTCACTTACCGCGACGGCTTGACGTATATTGACGTGCTTGAGCGAATTCGTTCTAGTGTCATTGACGTTATTACGTTCACGAATTCCTTTGGTGAGGAACAGGATAAGATTATCGCTAAACTGAATGAGACGGTCACCAATTTCATTACTGAGGTTGAGAAGACGCATTCAGGTTGGAACAAGGAACTTGACGCCAAGAAGACCGCGCTCGAGTCGCTAATCGAGGACTTTAAGCAACGTCTTATTGATGCAGAGTTCCGTGAGGTTGATGGCAACTATATTGAGGCTCCGCTTAAGTCGCCTGCCGGTAAGCGGGTTACGTTGACGACTAAGGCGTGGGGTGATGCGCTTAAGGCCCAGAACGCGCAGTTTCAGGCTGACATTCAGGGAAAGTTGGATCAGCAGCGCAGGGACTTTGACAACAGATTCCCCGCATATTACACAAAGACTGAGGCTAACGATATCTTTCTTGAAGACCCTAAACTCACTGAGGGCGTTGTCATTGGTTCGTCTAATGCAACTATTGAAGCAAGCCGCTGGACTGAGACTCTGTGTCGTGAGTTGGGCCTTAACCCTAATGTGTACGCAATTGGTGGCGGCGGGTTTACTTCGACGTCTGACAATAATTTCCTGACACAGTTGGATAATGCTAAGCAAGGAATGTCTGAGGATAAGCGTCGCAGAACTAAGTACTTGTTTGTGATCGACTTGCTGAATGATATTCGGGCACAGAATTCTGTGAGCGATAAGGCGTCAACTTTCTTCCGGTTGGCTAGGCAGTACTTCCCTAACGCTGACATTCGAGTGCTTCCGGTTATCTTTAACGAGTCCACGCTGAATGAGTATGTGCAAATGGCGCGCTCATGTGTTTCCCGGACATTCGAGGTCGTCAATGCTGGGAAGCCCTACGGCGCCGTCGTCTGCGAGGGTTCTCGTGGTTGGGTGCACTGGGGAGACGAGCAAGCCAAGTCCTGGGACCAGGGGCCCGATAATGTGCACATGACTGCCTCGGGGTACACACACGTCAAGGAACTTTTTCAGGTGTGGCTCAAGGGTGGGTCGTCGTGGTTCAACCCTCCGGCGATGGCTCTGCACACGCTGTCTGACGGTACTGTGGCAAAGGACTACAACTACCTTACGTGCGAGCGCGATAGGGACTGGGTTTACATTCAGGGAACATTCAAGGTTGGCACAAATAATGTGGGATACGATGGTCGACTAATGAGTATTCCTGGGTGGGCGCGCCCCTACGATGGCGTCATGTCACCCATTATTGGAAACGACAGGACGTATAAATATCTATATGTTGCCAAGACAGGAGGAATTTACGCAGGAGATATTCTCTCAGCAAATCAGACCTATCAGGTAAACATGACCTACAAAATCTGGTGAGTAGACAGGAGTAGCCTTCCCCGATAGAATTGGGGCAGGCTATTTCTGTTGGAGGAACTATGGCATGGGACGCAACAGCCAAAAAAGTCGCGATTAAGGCTATTGGTCAGGTTGAGTCGTCTATGGACTATTCGGCAATCAACTACAATGACCCAATTACCGTCGGAATTGCGCAATGGTATGGCACTCGCGCTGCGGCAATTCTGAATCGAATGCGCGGCGCTCACGCAGCCGAGTATGGGCGAGTGGACGCCGGGTTTAGATCTCGGCTCGAGTCTATGCCTGAGTCCGATTCCTCGTGGAACACCTACTATCTTTCTCGTGGTGTTGGTGACAGCCTTAAGCCCTTGCTTAACGCGAGCAAGGATATTCAGGGTGACCAGATTGTCAAGGACCTTGAGAACTATTTTAGTGTGGCCAAGCAGTATGGGATTAATCCTGACACTGACACTGATGCGTTTATTCTCTGGTGCGTTGCCTATCACCAGGGACCCCGTTATGCGATGCAGGTCGCAAACCACTATAGTGGCGGTGGTCTTGGTGAGATGTATTCTGATATTATGTCCAACGGTGTGCTGGGTAGGTACAGTAATCGGTATACTCAAGCCAAAAACATTATTGCGGGCAAAGACACTAGCGGCATTGGCGAAGGCGGCATTAGTACAAACACGCCCGGTAATGGTAGTAGTGTTGGACAGAACAGTCAGACAGTAAACGTGTCTGGCGGCAAACTAATCATTAGTGCCGACGACTCTGGTATTCTTACACTTCGTTCAAAGTTCGGCAACTATCAGATGTATTCCCGAGGCCATAATCTGTGGGAAGTAAACCTCAAAGACATTCAGCAAACAATTGTCGGTCAGAATCCTGCCGCCAACGCTGGTGGAGGCGGTGGAGGCGGCGGAACACCGGCGCCCGGTGGCTCCGGCAAGGGCGCAGCGGCACTCGCATGGGTAATGGCCCGATTGGGTAAATTCTCCTACTGCCAGTGCCCTGGCAGGCAGGACCCTGACAATAGCGGCATCACGGACTGTAGCGGCCTCATGTATGCGGCCTACAAGGCCACTAGCAACACTTTTGTGGGCACTTGGACTGGCGATCAATACTTCCGCGGGGCCGAGCCATTCCCGCGCCGTGGTGGAGCCATGACGGCCGCGGAGCGGGCCCAGTTGCGACCCGGGGACATGATTGTCATGGCCTGGAAATCGACGGGTAGTTACTATCCGGAAACTGACCACGTTGAAATGGTGGTAGACTCGAACACCCTTGTTGGACACGGTGGCAATCCCCATTATGGTCCAGTAACTAAGTCTATTGATGTTCTCGCTGGCACTCGCTGGTGGACGGTAAGGCGTCACGAATGAAAAAGAAATTTTCCTACTATAGTTTCTCTAATGTGCTCTCGTATGCGGGCGTATTTAACATGGTTATGGGCGCCCGTGGTCTTGGTAAGACCTACGGCGCCAAGAAAATTGTTATCAAGAACGCGATCAACAAGGGACAACAATTCATTTACCTTCGGCGCTACAAAACTGAACTCAAGGGACGAAATAGTTTCTTTGCCGACATTCAGCACGAATTTCCCGATGAGGAATTCCGCGTGGAAGGACAGTATGCGCAGCGCAAGGTGGGAAAGAAATGGGAGACCATTGGCTATTTCATTCCGCTTTCCACTGCGCAAGCAAATAAGTCGATTGCGTACCCAAATGTCTACACCATTATCTTCGATGAATTCATTATTGATAAAGGGTCGCTTAGGTACCTCCCCGATGAAGCGAAAGTCTTCATGGACTTCTATTCCACGGTAGACCGCTATCAAGATCGAGTGCGGTGTCTCATGCTTTCCAACGCGGTAAGCATTATGAACCCCTACTTCATTAGGTTTCACATTGAACCGAAGGAAGGAATTAGTCGTCACGCTGATGGATTCATTGTCACCGATTTCGTCAACAGCGAACAATTTCAGTCCGAAGTGGCACATACCCGCTTCGGTTCGTTCATCACGAACTACGCCGAAGACTATGCCGACTACTCCATCTCCAACAAATTCGCAGACAACTATGACGACTTTGTCATGAAAAAGACCGGAAAAGCCAAATACGCATTCTCCCTCCGATGCCCCGACGGGGAGGTCTCCATATGGATCGACGGCGGCACATGGTTCGCCCAGCGCCGCCAGCCACGCGGGGATAGGGTAAGATGGGCCTATAAGGTCTCGGACCTGAGGGAGGGGGAGAGGCTGCTCATGTACGGAGACAAGGTGCTCAGCATTATGCGCAGCACATACCGAAAAGGGCGCCTGTTCTCCGACTCGCCCGAGACCAGAAACATGTTCGCTGAAATCTTTATCCGATGATACACATTAACCCCACCACGATTGACGTTGCCCTAATTCTCGGCATCATTTCACTAATCACAATCGCCGGGCGTTTCATCTATCGTGCCACAATCTTTATGGATCACTTATCCACTATGTTAAATGCGTGGGACGGAAAAGACGGGATGCCCAGCGTACTGGACCGGCTTGAAGATATTGAAGACAAGTTGAAAGACGTTCAATATCACGTCAAGCCAAATCACGGCGGCTCAAGCGTAGACGCGCAAAACCGTCAACTCAAAGAAATCATTTCCTATCTAAAGGAGAAAAACAATGGGTGAGCACGAGTCCCCCAAGCCCCCCTTCATTCCCGACGCATACCGTATGTGGATTTACACTGTATGCGTTGGCGTCCTCGTTTGTCTCGGTGTCTGGGGCATTCTTGACGGTGACAAGATTAGTGCCCTTAATTTCCTGTTCGCCGCATTCTTCGGCGTCGCAGCGTCTAACACGCCGCGAGGAAAGGCATCCTAATGGTCACCCGCGCAAGCATTATCTCCGCCGCCCAGGAGGAAATCGGATACTCCCGATGGGGCGACGATGAAGCGGGCTCCAAGTATGGTCGCTGGTACGCCCAGGTAACCGGCTCCCCCAGTTTCGGTGCCAGCGGCGTCCCCTACTGCGATATGTTCGTGTCCTACATTCTCGCCAAGGCCGGCATTAACTGGGTAAGCGCCTACGTCCCCGGCCGCGAGAATCAGGCCCGTCAGCGCGGCGTCCTCATTAACAAATGGGACGTGCGCCCCGGCGACCTAGTCACCTTCGACTGGCAGGGAGACGGAGAGTCCGACCATATCGGAATCGCCACCAGCGCGCCCTACGGGACTAAGATTGACACTATTGAAGGTAATACTTCGTGGGGTTATTCCGGATCGCAGGGTAATGGTGGCGTCGTTACCAATAAGCAGCGCGATATGGATGACGTTATTTGGGGCATTCGCGTAGTCGACGACAATTCCGCTGTTTCCAGTGGCGGCGATATCCGAGACATTCAGCGAATCCTCGGAGCCGTACAGGACAATATCCTTGGGACCGATACCGAGAAGCGAATGTGCGCAGTAATCAAGGCCAGCAACTGGGGCGGACGAGAGTTCCCCTGGGGCATCGCCTACACCCAGAGCGTCATCGGCACAGAGCCCGACGGTATCTGGGGCGACGCCAGCGAAGCCGCACATGACCGCGTCATCGAATCCCTGCAAGCCACACTCGGCGTCACCATCGACGGCATATGGGGACCAGAAACCTGGGCCGCCTGGGAGCGACTAGCCCGCACCGCAGAACGCCCATAATAAATAGTTAACCCCCGGAAGGAACCAACCACTTCCGGGGGTTAACTATGTCCTCACATGTCAAGTGCTGTCAAATCAACTCCAATCGACTCAAGGCAATCATAATAAAATTTGCGGCATTTCTCTGCACCGTTGTGACCAAAACGTTTAATTGTGTTTTGTCCTGTCATTTTGTCTGAAAACACTACCCGATTATCAGGCCAGCCATACACATCAAGGCGATAATCAGCGCCATCAATCAGAATTCGATCGCACCTAACAGCGATATCGTAGCCAGGCAGTTGGTCGACTAGATTAAGTTTCTTGGCGAATTCTCTGAAGTGATACATTAGAGCGCTCCCATGCTTTCTAGGCCCATTTCCAATAATGCTTCGTTTCTTTCATTTAGTGAATCGTAATGATTAATAGTGCCACTCTCAGTCTCAAACGGGCACCACACTTCCATTGTGTAATCATTAATCAAGCGAAATGCTGTGTAGCCACAATAAAGAATGTTGCTACCGCCCTGCGTGTAACACTCTCTCATGCCATAACAACGCAACTTTCTTTTAATCGTCTGCGTCAACATCGTCGTTCAACTCTGCCGACCACTTCACCATCGCCGCGGCAATCTCCGGCGACTCCCCAGCATTGGTCCCCTTCAAATACCAATGAGAGTCGCCCGTGCGCTCAAGAATTATCTGACTCATTACATTCCCTATCCATGTCGCAGATGAAATTTCTCATTGAATAAAACACTGTGTCTGTGTCGCCTATTTCTCCAATAATAGAGAGTGTCTTTTTCTTGTAAATCAATATCCAAGAAATAAAAGAACCAGTTGTTCTTGCAGTCAGCATAATCGTTGGTGTTTTAACGATTATGTCTTGTTGGTTGGCCGCATAATCAATTATGTCACCAATTAGCCATTTAAGCGAATTATCCATGATTAATGATTCCGCTTTCAATTCCCGTTTTGCTTGAAATTATTTTATCAATGGAAATTATGTGATAATCCTTCGATCCATTCCTCCAATAATGAATGCGACCAGTATCCCTGTAATAACCAACATGATATCCATTCAGCAACACATTAGTAATAAAATTAGAAACCTTCCAATTGGTGAGAGTGACAAAATCGTCACCATCACCATGATGCGACCTACGCCTCACAACCGATCACCAAACCAAGCCAGCATTTCCCATTGAGAACCAAAAACAAACGAATTACCATCAATGTCACGCACCTCCCAATTCCGTGGCCCCCTGCGAAGGACATAAATCACATCGCCACCATAAGACACCAAGCCCCTCTGACCCGCCGCCCAAGTCTGAACGCTGTACCCTGCCTCCTCATAAAACTTGCTCGCCCCTGCCCCAAGCAATGTCTTGATTGCTTCCATCTCAATTCCTTCCATTCCCAGCGGCCCATCACCGCCCGTTCATGTATTAATAATGCACC